GATACGTCTCAGCACACCCTGGGTCAGGCGGCAGATTTTGAATTGCCTGGCGTCTCGAACATGGACCTGGCGCAGTGGATCGTGGCCAACCTGGACTACGACCAACTTATCCTGGAGTTTTATGACGGCGTAGACCCCCACTCAGGCTGGGTACATTGCAGTTACGTGGAAAACCGAAATCGCAAGAAGGCGCTTCGTTTTGATGGAAAGGTTTTCGAGCCTTTATCGTAATTTTTTCAGCCTTTCTAGCCATAGTGGTTGGTTATCCATTACCCAAACATCGCCAACTATTTTAACCACCACACGACAATATATTGTATCAAGTGCTTGTCGCTCTAGCTGAGTAACTCTATTGCCAGAAATTTTCCATGCAGCACCTATCTCACGATAAGTTTGTTTCAGCAACCAACGCCTGTTAATAATGTCTTTTTTTCGTTCATTTAAACCATAGCCGCTATACTTACTTGGAAGAATATTATATTTGAGCGATCCGTTTTCCGAGGCGTTCAAAACGTGCTTGAGGCCAGATCCGATACTTCTGCTATAACTTATATCACCGGCAGAAGAAAACAGTCGTGTAACATACTCTTCTGCTTTTTTACGTTGTTCAGGCGCTTTACATCCCTCTCGTATACTCGTTAAAACTCTTTCTTCAAACAGTTTGATTAGTTCATCAAGTCCTTCTTGCCTGATTTTTTCTGCCTCAGCCTGTTTTCTTGCCTGTTTTTCTTGCCTGATTTTTTTATTAGCTGCTTTTGTTTTTGCAGAACGGTATGCCTTTTGGTTTTTGCACTTCAAGTGCTCTATGGCTTCTGCTCTTTGTTTCTCCCACTTACTTATCAGCGCCAGTCTTGCTTCTGTATCACTGATTGTATGCTCATCAATCACTTCGCATCGCCCCAGTTCTTTCCGATCCCTATATCGACCCGAGAAGGAATGCGACGGCCAGGAACGCAACTCTCCATAGCCGCCTTAATTCCCGGCACCTGCTCACGGCTCTCAATCGAAAAGCAAAGCTCGTCATGCACCGTGACCATGGGCAAATGACCAAGGTCCATGCACTTTCTCATGGCCATCTTCGTCTCGTCTGCAGAACTGGCTTGAACAAGCCTGTTTAAACTTTTGTAAGTGAACGCAACGCGGTATCTTCGAGGATCGTATTCTTTCCAATTGGCGTCACGTTCTTCCATAGGTGTGTCCATGATGGCTCGCCAGTTTTGTTCAAGCGTATCCACATGAACAGGACTCTTGCTGGAGTCATAAACACGTAGTTCTCGCATGGGAAAGCGGCATTTACGGCCCTCCAGCGTGCGTAACTCCTTTCGTTCGGAGGCTACCTGCGTGACGGCGCTCGCTAGAGCGCGAATAAACGGCACTTTTTCGTCATATTCGTCCCGGATCTCCCGCGCTTCCTCAAAAGAGACGCCCAGAACATTGCCGAGTTTGCCTAAACCCATTCCATACATAATGCCTAGGTTGATGGTTTTGGCGAGAGAGCGTTCCACGTCTGCAAGATCGGCAACCATCTGGTGGAAGTCCAAATCGTCATTTTGATACTGCTCTACGATCTCAATCACTTTTTCGTTGTCTCGAGTGGTAGGTGCCAGCGAGGCGTAGTGCATGAGCCACCGCGGCTCCTGAGCACTGTAATCGAAACTAGCCCATTCGCAGCCTTCTTCCGGAAGAAATAGACCCCTAATCATTTCCTTGATTTCAGGATGGCGAGACGGCATTTGTTGCAGATTCGGATGGCTCGACGAAAATCTCCCGGTCACCGTACCGCCGCCGTCAGAACGAAGCTGGTTGAACTCGCAATGGATGCGCCCCTCATACTGATGGTCAAGAATGGTGTCCACAAAAGTCGTGTTAGCCTTGTTGTATTCCCGTATCTCCAGAATCTTTTTAGCAACAGGATGCTTGTGCGCCTTTAGAAATGCCTTGGTGAAGCTGGGCGCCCCAGTCTTTCCTGTGCGTTCATAGCCCAGTTTTAAGCTGTCAAAAGCGGTTGCCAGACTGGTCGCGTTCCACGGCTCAATGTCCACGCCAGTATCGTCCTTGACCTCTTTCAGAAGCTTCTTTTCCTTACGTTCTAGCGTTCTCTTAACTTCTTCAGCCCTTTCCAAGTCCACGCGCACGCCTCGTTTCCGCATCTCAAACACCAACGGCAACAGGGAAAGCTCCAGCTCTAGGATCTTCTCGCAGCCGTCCTTAAGAAGTTTTTTGTGGAGAGCGTTCCATAACGAAAGGGTAAGCTTGGCATCCGTCTCTGCGTACAAGGCTACCCGAGCCGCGGGTAACTTCCACATCTCTGCCTTGGCATCGACCCCATGCTGGCTGGCGGCGCGACGTAAGTCTGCTTCCTGCTTGCGTTCTCCCAGGTAAGCTGCCCCCAGCGCATTCAACGAATAACTCATGCGGTTCTCGTCAAGCAACGGCGCCGCAATCATCGTGTCCAAAATAGGACCCTTGACCTCAATGCCCTCCGTCAGCAGCCATCCGAGATCGTACTGAGCATTGTGATACACAGTAGGAATGCCATCCTTCAACTGGTCCTTCAGCCACCTTATCACCGTACCTTTGGCCATGTTCCCGCGTCCTTCATGGGCAATTGGCAAGTAGGCACTCCAATCGGCTACCGCTACTGCGATCCCGATCAACTGCCCACTGCCCGTGGCCCATCCCGGCCCCCGTGACATCAGGTAAGGGTCTCGAGTCTCCACGTCTATGGCCATGATCTTCTCTGCCGACAAGTCAGGTAGCTCTTCCGGAGGCGTCCATGTGGTTTCGTCAAATAGGTCCTCTTGTAAACTCATAAGGAGTAATACTCAGAAATAGAAGGTTCCATAATATGCAGAGAGCGTTTGGCACGGGTAACCGCCACATAGTACACGCGATGTTCCGTGTTTGGATCCGTCTGATACTTGCGATAAGCAGCTCTGGATAAATCAGGAATAACTACGACGTTATCGCATTCACCACCCTTCATAGAGTGGATGGTGGAAATCGTTATGCGCGGGTTTTTTACGTTATCTCCACGCTTCAGTGCGCTCAAAATATAGGTTCTGTTGAAGTCATCAATTTTTCCGAGTGCCTGGTGCCAACGCATATTTTCATTGGCTAGAAGGCCCAACGATTTTTTGGCTGTCTCCATATTGATAGGCGTTTCTTCGTCGAACTGTCGCATTTTCTGGGACTTAGGCCCGAAGCCGCGGGTGATTTCCTTCTCAATATCCATAAACAAATAGATGTTTCTAAGCTCTGAAATAAAGAGTTCATCCCCTTTGCACAGTCGCTCCCAATCGAGGATGGCCTCGTACATTTTTGTAGGGATGCTGGGCTTTCCAAAGCGACGGTAAATCCAGCCGTCCTCTTTCAGCACATTCGCATAGGTGCTGGCGATCCGGTTGGTTCTCGCCATGATGCACCAGTTACCTTCTTCCAATGGAACATCCCAAATGTCTTGATGGCTCTGGACAAAGCCGTCTTCAGACGTGGGCATCCAGTCTTTATGCTCACGTCCCGCTATGCGTGACGCAATGTTGCATGCCTCGCGCCAAGGTTCTTTTGGAACCCGGTACGATTGACTCAATACTTCTTTTTCCTTGGTAGCGGCCATAAAAGCCTCTACATCGGCACCCTGAAAACCCATGATTGCCTGGTCATCATCACCCGTGAACACTTGTATGTGTGGCGTGTCCCTTAGAATGTCTACCATTTTCCATTGGAGCGTGGACAAGTCCTGAGCTTCGTCTACAAACAAAGCCTCAATGTCCAGCGGCACCTGTCGTTCGACAAAGGTTTCGATCATGTCCGCAAAATCAATCTTTCCATTAACCCGCTTGTAATCCTCATAAGCGTCCACTAGCCGTCGAAGTTCTGACCAATGCAAATGGTGAGAGCCATGTTTTTGATAGGCATCCTCCAGGGAAAGCATCTGACTTCGCCCCAGGTGATACAACCCTAAATAATAGTCGCCTTCGGCTTGACCCAGTTGGTCAAAATCGGTCTCAATATCACTGCTTTTCTGGCGCCCGAACGCAATCCCAATTTCGTCCCCTATAAGCTTAAGGTCCTTACCACTCATCACCTCCGCTGACTTATAGCCGCCGGCAAGAAACGCCATCGAGTGGAGCGTCCGGAAATAAGGGAGCATGTCTTCCTCGAGACCCCAGTCATTGCAGACACGGTTCTTGCTCTCCGTGGCCGCTTTGCGTGTAAAAGACACGCAAGCGATTCGGTCTGGGTCGATCCCATCTTCAATGCAGTTGCGGATCAGGTTGGAGTTGGTCTGCGTCTTGCCACAGCCAGGAGGTCCAAGGATTGTTTTGATCATGGGGCTTCCCACTTTAATTTTGCTTGCAAAGGATGTGTATCTACCCGTGGACGGCTTCTACGACTCCAGCCTTTAGTACTAATCGTTTCACCAACCACTGACCATCCGGCTGCTCGTAAGGATGCGCCTCCCTCCTTCGGCAATGTGTAAGTAATTAGTTTTTGATAGCCGAGAGCTTTTGTTGCACGCCATGCAGCTGCATATAGCATCGAACAAGCGTTTTTTGCTCCATCTGTACAACACCGATTGACTTCGAGCGTCCACCCTTTGTCGAGATGTCGTGAAACGGGTCGTCCCACAATAGCAACTCCACGCACATTCTTTTCATCAGCACACGCAATGGAAAATTTATGCCCAACCACAGGCTGATGGTGTCGATGATGTTCTGAAACAAAAACATTTGCTTCTTCCAGTGTGGTTGGGACAATACGAAGACGCATGTTAAAAAGGTACGTCGTCATCTTTTTCAAACGTCACATCTGGTAATTCCACGTCTCCACGCTGGATTTTAGGAATAAACCAAACACGGACCTTGGCCCATTCCCCTTTGTTATCCTTGAATTTGTACTCCTTTCTGGCGTCTTCTCCGCTGTTCATTTCCTTGAGGCGTTCTGTGATCTGACCGCGGGTGTACTGGGTGAACCCGTTGCGTTTCAGAAAGTCCTGCAGCGATCCTAATTTGAAGAAGGTGAAATCCCCGTCTGTCCACGGCTTGCCTGTCAAAAGCTCTTCTTCGCTTCGAGCCTGCAGCCGCCCCGTGCAGAAAGTTTCCAACAATTCGTTGAACTGGCCTTTGCGAGTCAGTTCTTCAGGCACCGTAATGCGTGTCGCGTTGTCCATTAGGCTGTCAACCAGATCACGCCACTCCGCGTCCTTCATGCGTGCTGGCATCTTGAAAATCTGGTCCATGCACGCTCGCTGGAATTCGATCTGGATCTGGAGTTGCTTGGTCCCAATCTCCAAACGAGAACCGTCTACGTCCATGAACCATACGGGCGGCTCGCTTTCCACTACCGTCAGGCCCCCGAGTGCCGGAAACGCCTGGTTTCGACTGATCCCAAACTTTCGTGAGCGGCAGAGAGAGCGGTTGCAATGAGACTGAAGCGGCTCCGTCTTGCACTGATAGTGGTAATCTTTACTTTTCAGCTGCTCCTGCAGCGTGGCGACTTCCTTCGCCGGCAACGCGGGGTTGGAGTGGTCTTGATTGTGTTTCTCCATGGCAATTTCCCAAGTGTCCGGAAACGCCTTTTTCAGATAGGTCCCCACGTTGAACATGACAATGTTGCGTCCACCTTCCGGAATGCCAAATTCTGAGAGTTGTTGCAGGCACGGCGGACCATTCGGCAACAGGTCATCGTTGTTGCTGAGCTTAAACTCCCGCAGTTCCTCTAGAGACATTTTGGCGCTGTCCGCAAGCTCCAGAAATTCTTCGAGCGTCAGGCTGTCGCCATCCTCTTTAAGAGCGTAGCGGGTAGTGTGCTTTTCATTGAAATAAGGCAGATTCAAAAAGTTCCCTAAATCGCCGCGCTCTGCCAAAATTTCCTCTTGCTTAGGGAAAATCTCACAGTCGCCACAACCCAAGGCGGAGGCGAACTCTGATAATTTGTCACGCACTTCGACCGCGGCGACACTTTCTGATAGAAAAAGATAGAGGTGAGCGCCTCCAGATTTCGACCGGCACATGACTAACGGCAGCTTTAGCCGCCCAACCTTTCGCTTCAAAATAACCAGGTCAAGATTATAGTCGTCGATGTCCAGCGCACCGAAACGGCAGCAACTGGACTCGTCAATAGGGATGCTGGCAATACCCATTTTGCCGTCGAAGTGCTGCTGAACGAGGTCTTCTGTCAACGGCTCACGGACGGTGCGGTACTTCGCCTCCTGTTTCCCGTGACGTTGTGAGTTCAGAACCTTGGTTTGGCCGTGACCGTTCTCACACCCGGAAAACAAGGCGAGAAAATGCGTAGTAGAGGAGACAGCCATAAAAAGCCCCCCCGCCGAAGCGGGGGGAAAGACCTATTTAGAACGGCAAGTTTTCGTCAGAGTCGGCCAGCGCCTCTGGTGGAGGAGGCGCTAACTGAAGTTCTCCGGTCGAAACACTTTTGTGAAAGTCCTTGCATTCCAAATAAGGTTGTAATCCGGCGATGTCGCCTTCGACGCTGACACTCCACGAATACCAGCTGCCCTTGTCGTTGCCGTCTTCAACGCTCTTCAGGCGATAGGTCTTGGCGAAGCTAGGCAACGTTTTACCGTTGCGCTTCTGCATGGTCATCATGCTCATCCAGATCCTAGACCGCTTCAATTGGGTTTTCTTCATGTCGATGATGGCGCTCTCTAAAGAACCATCCTCATGGACGAGCTTGACATAGTGCTGGGCCGTCCGGACCAACTCGTTGCCATTTTCCAGCAACTCCATGCCCGTGTCCTTGTCACGGATGGCGGTACGCACCTCGTCACTTGCGGCGCTGAGTTCGCCTACAAACCCGCCGCCTTGGGTGCGCGGTACAAATTCCAAAAACTTCATCTGGAAATAAGTGGGAATGACGACCACACCCTCGTCGCCCCAGCACTTGCGGGTGACGGTATTGAAGATGTTGCCTTGGGCAGCTCCCTCAATAAACTCGCCGTCGCTCTTTTTAACCTGTGGGCTTAGGGCCTGGATGATCCGCAAAAAAGGAATCTGCAAGTTAGTCGCAGTAACCTCTTCAAATCCCAGATTCATGTCCTCCTCAAAAGCTTTTTCAAGCTCTGTGAGTCCTTTTCCGTTCGTTTTAGCCATTACTTTGCTCCTTTGATCTTCGCAATTGTTCCAAGGTATGTGTTAAAAATTTCACCGTCGATCTTGTGACCGTTCTCCATGTCCTCGCGGATGAGTTTCTTCAGCGTTTGCGGTTCAACCCAGACGCGGCTCGTGGTTTGATGCCCTCTGTCGTCTAAGTCCTGCTGCAACTGCTGCGCCTTCTCGTCTTCGTTAATTCCAAAAGAGACCTGAACTTCGTTTTTGATGAAGTCAGAAAACCCCTGGTCACGAAGGTGATTGAGCGCAACAGCCTTCTGAGCCGGATCCTTTGGCATCCGCGCACTGACAAAAGTGGAGAGCGTTACGGAGTTCCCGTCCACTTCCACTTTCTGCATCCCCATCTCATTCATACGTCCGGGAATGAGATCGAAGACCAGCTTGTCATGGTCCTTCTTGAGCCGCTTAAGCTCATCTTCCTTGCCGGAAATTTGCGCCTCGAGTTGACCGGCGCCACGAATGAGATCGGAAAGCTCTGTTCCAGCTTCCATCGTCAATCCGTCAAATGCACCCGCATCCGCTGTCACCTGTTCCCATAATTTGTCTTCAGTTGTTTCCATTAAACGTGTCCTCGTCAGGTTGTTGTAGGTTGTCAATTCCGCCGCGCACCTGGATTTTGACTGGATAGTATATGCGCTCGAACTTGTCCCACTTGAGCAAGTTAATACGACCATTGTTAATGTCCGCAGCCACAGCAAAAGCCACGCCGATGATGGCTGGGTCGCCCATGGGCAATAACCAATCGTCGTCGTTGAAATGCTGAAGTCGTCGTTTGATGTGTGCGACAACGCGGCCAGGGGACAGATGGATCTGTTCCTGTGGTGAAGTCAGCGGAGCCAACTCACCGTATTCCCGCGCTGACAGAATGTCCATACGCGGATTTTCTTGCGTCACATATACGGTCATCTTTAATCCCTTCTCAAGTCTCGAAGCCACTCTACTAAATTTAGTTTGACGGCGCAAGCATCGCATGAACGTATTAATGAAACACGTTTCAAAACATGTTATGCTGAAATGCATCCAAATATTGCGTAACATCATTGAATATCATGGCGTATTCATTTCAAACAACACCCTATGCACATCAGAAAGAGGTTCTTGAATCCTCCTGGAACGAAACCGTGTGGGCGTATTTCCTTGAAATGGGAACGGGCAAATCCAAGATTTGCATCGACAACGCCGCGATTTTATTCGAGCGCGGCGAGATTGACACGCTGATCGTGATTGCGCCCAAAGGTGTCTATCGCAATTGGGCGCGGATCGAAGTGCCAGAACACTTACCAGAGCGCATTGAGCGCGACTTGGCGGTCTGGCGACCTAGCCCTAACAAATCCGAAAAGAAGGCGCTGACAGACCTCCTAGAGCCGTCTGAGGCACTTAAGATTTTGATCATGAATGTCGAGGCACTCTCCACAGCAAAGGGGCAACGCTTTCTCGAAGCTCTGCTGAAGGCCACCACCGCGATGTTAGCAGTCGATGAGTCCACGACCATTAAAAGCCCAAAGGCGCGGCGCACCAAAACGCTACTGAAACTCGGCGCCCTGGCTCGCTACCGCCGGATCCTGACCGGCTTCCCGGTAACGCAAAGTCCGATGGACTTGTGGGCGCAGGCTCGTTTCCTGGACGAACGGCTACTCGGCGACTGTGGCGACAACTACTACCAGTTCCAATACCGCTATGCCGTCATGAAAAAACGCACGATGGGCAGTCATACCTTTAACCAGGTCGTCGGCTACCGGAACCTTGATACGTTGTCTGAGCTGATCGGGAAGTTCTCCTCGAGGATACTGAAAGAGGAGTGCCTCGATCTGCCACCGAAAGTTTACCTGCGACGCAACGTGACACTGACCGATGACCAAGAGCGGATTTACATGCAGCTCAAAGAGTATGCGCTCGCGCATTTGGATGACGACGAGTTTATGACGACGCCGAACGTCCTGACCCAGCTGCTCCGCATGCAGCAGGTCTTGTCCGGTCACACAATGTCAAGCGAAGGCAACCTCTTCGAGATTAAAGACAACCGGCTGAGCGAACTGCAGAACTGCCTGGACGAAATGGATGGCAAAACTATCATCTGGTCCAGGTTCCGCTATGACGTGAAAAGGATCACCGAAGCATTGAGCACTGACCATGGACCAGAATCTGTGGTGTCTTACTTTGGCGACACGTCAGATGACGAACGGACCCAAGCCATTGAGAGTTTTCAAAACGGAGAAGCCCGGTTTTTCGTGGGCAACCCACAAACCGGCGGCATGGGCATTACTCTGACCGCCGCTCAAAACGTGATTTATTTTGCCAATTCGTTTGACCTGGCGATCCGCACGCAAAGCGAAGATCGCGCTCACCGCATTGGTCAAGAAAAATCCGTGACGTATGTAGACTTGATCGCTGAAGGAACTATCGACGAGAAGATCGTGACAGCCCTTCGTTCAAAAATGGACATCGCCACAAAGGTGATGGGAGAAGACATCAAACAATGGCTCTAGGAGATCATTATGACCGACATCAAGAAATACCGCAGTGTAGCGGTTCCAGTTCCTACATGGGAAATGCTGTGGGAAATAGCCCAGCGTAATCACCGCTCGCCGGCCCAGCAAATCGCATGGCTGGTGGATTTAGCTCACCGCACTCCCACGGACGGTGATATAGTCAAAATGTTCACAGCTCTGAAGGAAAGCGCATGAATGATCCATTAGCCAATTTTCACAACACCATGGCCGGTTTACTCGAGTTGGAAGAAGACTTGTCGCCCATCGTCAAAATCGTGGTCCTATTGAGAGTCACGATTGAGTACGGTTTGCAATATTTGGGGGTCGCGAGCCTTATACACATTTTATCTGTCATGACAGAAGCTGCCGTAGAGTTTTCCGAAGACGACCCGACTATGCACTATGAGAAACTTTTCGATGAGATAGAAGAGATGAGTCAGTCCATTCATTAATGAAAGAATTATCCCTTTTTTCTGGGGCGGGCGGCGGATTGCTTGGGACTAAATTACTGGGTTGGGAGCATTGTGGATATGTCGAGTTCAGCGATTACTGTCAGCGAGTCATCGCGCAAAGGATCGAAGATGGGTTCCTCGACGAAGCACCCATCTTCAGCGATATCCGAGCATTCCTCGATGAGGGGTACGCCGACGCATATCAGGGAATGGTTGATGTCGTTACAGCAGGATTCCCATGCCAGCCGTTTTCAGTCGCCGGAAAGCGAGCAGGAGGAGACGACAGCCGCAACCTCTGGCCCGAAACACTTGCCGTACTTCGCGCAGTACGACCCAGATACGCGCTGCTGGAAAACGTGCCAGGTTTGCTTGCTCACAAATATGCCAGACGAATATTCGGAGACTTGGCCGAAAACGGGTTTGATGCTCAATGGCGTGTGCTATCCGCAGCCGAATGCGGAGCGCCGCATAAGCGCGATAGGATCTGGATCTATGCTGCCAACTCCAAGCGCACAGAGCGCAGGAGAAGGGCTGACAGAGTCGCTGACAACCAAGGGCGGCGGCGGGCTCAGTCCGAACGAGCGAGCGTACAACCCCAAGACAGGGAAGCATACGCAGATGACGCTCAACAGATATGTGAAGCTCTGGCCGACACCCACGACACCAACGGGCGGCGGAGAACGCAGCAAAGCCAGAGCAGGGACCGGGAGCCTGGCATACATGGCAAGGACCGGGAAGCTGTGGCCGACATCGCGATCAAGTCCCAACGAAAATCGTCAGACCAAGCCGACCCCGAGTCAATTAGCGGGAAAGCACGGTCGGTCGTTGGCAGCAGAAGTCAACTGGCCGACAGCGAGCGCATCAGATTGGAAGGGCAGCAGCAAAGCAGGGCAGCGGAGAGGACAATTGACCGACCCAGCCATGGGAGCAATCCCCGCTGGTGGGCAACTGAACCCGACGTGGGTCGAGTGGCTGATGGGGTGGCCTCTAGGGTGGACCGACTTAAGGCCCTTGGAAATGGGCAAGTTCCAGCAGTGGCAGCAACAGCATGGAATTTATTAAGAGGCGCTACGAGGTAACTCTTTCTTTAAGCTCTTTCTTAATAAGCTGGACACGATCAAAAATAACGTCGTAGGCTTCCTTTGCGGTGCTCATCTTCTCGGCTTCCGCGACAACGATGTCATTTTCAACATCAACGACCATGGCGTACCATTCAGTCCCATTGCCAGACGAGAATCGCTTCATAAAAGTTACTTCTAGTTTCATCTTCTTTCTATCTCCAGGTTCTCAACGGGTGCTGATAAGCGACACAATAAGCATGCTCGTCGTCATGACCTTCAGGCCGGCTGCAAAAGAACATAGGTCCGCGGTTTCCGCACGGAAATAGTTCTGCTTCCTTGTCCAAGGACTCAGGGTTGCAGTACTCGCAACCCCAAGCCTCCGGTGGATCTAATGGTCGTTCAATCATTGGTTCGCTAAGAATACGGCGCGGGAAAAGCCCCTGGGAATGACGCGCCGACTAATGCGCGGCGCCCTCTTCCCATAGACCTTACGCCGTGGTGATACCGACATCTCCGCCGGCATTTTAAAATCGTGACCCGTCCACAAGCAGATTTTGCGACGATACGCATCCCGCGGCGGCAGAAAATCTGGCCAATGTGGATGAACGTCGTCGTCCGGCAAATATGCCCCGAACTGAAACGGCTCGAAGACATGATCCGGTTCGCGCCAAAGCTGACTCAACATGCCTACCGGGTTCTCTATGTAAAACGGCACATTGCCCAGAAACAGTGCGATATCCCGACACCCCCTGACAACTTCCACTGCCTTGAGTTGGAAGTCCGGATCGGCAACCGATTTCTGCCGCCACCACCGCGCACCCCCCGTGGACAACGCCTCCCCCGGAGGAGAGGCCATCAAAAACGCGGTTTTGTCTCGATGCCGCTCGTAAAAAATATTCAACTTGAAGCCTGAGACATGCGGTGATACCAATCGTGAAACGTCTTTTTCCAGCGGCAAAAAAGAAATGGAGCCTGGACCGTCGAAAGCTTTCACAATCGAGGGATTCCGACAGAGAGGATGGTAAGCGAAACACTCAAAACCCTCCGCTGCCCACGGTACCAGGCCGTCGCCAGTTTTGTCGTAGAGCGAGATAACTTGATTCAAAACTGCGGTTCCTGCTCCGGAAAGTCGATCACATCCGCATCAAGCGGATGAACAAGCGTCTGAACCTCTCTGCCCACGATGTCGATGAGCAGCGCGATGTCGCGATCCTCCATATCCACATCCTGGAACGTGGCCAACGCCTCTTCGCGGGTGTAAAAGGTATGATTCAGCGTATCCGGCCCGTTGTATTGCCGGTACACCAAAATCCAGTTCTTCTTGTCGATCCAATTGCCATCTTCCGTCATTTTGTGTCTCCCTCGAAAATTTCAGGTCGCCCCGTGGTGGTGAATTGAGCGGCCAGCTCGTACTGACCGTTTTCGTCGATGCTTTCAGCAGCCTCGATCATAGTTTCCAGCAAATTCAACTCCTTCGTACCGACGCGGTCCAGCCACGTCAAAAAGTTCCTCCTGGAAAATGGTACGTCGTAGTGAGATAGTTTTTTGGTCATTCTCTTTCTTCCTTCTGAGGTGAGGATGCGTATCCTCGCATGTTAAATGTTACGCGTCAACATCCTTTTTGGCCTTTTCCAACAGTTCGATTAGCCTTTCCAACAGTTCAATCAGGCTACGGTCCTCGACGGTGTCCAGCTCGATGGTTATTTTAGCCACCGAAGAATCTCCTGCGTTTATAAATTTTCACTGCTTGATCTGCTTCCGCATTCGTTATCTCTTGCTCAGCAGCACTTTTGTACCACGACGAACACCGGCCCGCTCCATAGTGCTCCTTATTTTCCAAGCCGCGATTCCAAAAAAATTGACCCGGTGAGCGACGATCAGCCGAATAATTTTCTTCGACCTTCTCCCAACGATCATCGTCATACCCATCACTCGTCCTTCTTGTCTTCCAGCACCCCGGCGCAAATGCTGGGTAATACTCGCCGAGCGTCCCCCGCTCCCGCTCCCAATCTTCCCGCTCTGTCACCCCCCGCCTCTTTTGCTCTTCTTCGTAGGCTTCGTAGGCTATGTATGCCTCTCTTGCTTTCCGATCCCGATCTTCGCGCGCTATTTCTGCCCGCTCATGGCGCCACTTCTCTTCCGAAAGGATTGATGCTAACCCCCTCTCATGCGCAAAGATCTCAGAGGCTTTGGCCTCCTCTAGCCCCCGCTGCAAGTCCGCTTCAGCGGGTCGAAGATCTATTTGTTGCTGGCGGTAATTGATTGCGGCACCCACCTTAATTTCCAGCCAGGTCCCAAGAACCGCTGAACCTGCTCCATTGTCAGGCTGGGATGAAAAGTGATCATTGTTGAATGCTCCTTAATGCCGCCGATTTGGCAGTCTCGATTCTGGTGATAATATTACCGGTGGAACCAGCGAACCGCGTTTTCCGGCCAGCATCTATTGGCTCGACAGTGCCAAACTAATTCGTTCTCTCCGTCCGGAACGAAAACCTCGGTTTCCTCCATCCAGCGGTTAATTTGATCCTTCCCTTCGTAAAGTTCACCGCACGATTCACACTCCATAATGTATTCCGATTCGCTTTCTGTGCTCATTTCGTTTCTCCTCTCTGTTGACGCATGTACTGTTTTCCGTTTTGTCGTACTTTTTTGTTACTGTTCTTCTTGTTCTTTTTTGTCTCTTTCCGACTCAAGCTCTGCACCGTCACTGTTTTTATTCCGTACTTTTTCATTATCAAATCCCCGCTTAGGTGCCGTAGTACTCGTCATAGTCGTCCTGCATCTCGTCGATGTAAGCTTGGTCGATGAATTCGTCCGTCACTTGTGGCTTGGACGCTTCAAATCGAGCGATCTCTGGTGCAAGCATTTCCTCGTAGGATTTTGTTATTGAATCCTGATACTCGCTCTCTTTGTAGGCTTCTGCTTCTGCCTTCTCATCTTCCTCCCAAACAAATCCCGGCAGAGCTTCTCTATACCAATCGTCAATCGCATCCATTGGGCGTTGGAACCAATCATGTAAGTCGCAATCATGGCAAGCATCGCGCCACGCCGCCATGTTGTGGGGGTCAGACACATGACGAGATTCGATAACTTTTTGTTGTCGCACATATTCAGCTGTGAATGCCTTCAGGCCATGCTTGGCGATGTAGTCTGCTCGAACCTGATACTTGTGAACTTCAAAGGTGTGGTGGCGGATCGCCTCTTGTAAATGTTCTTCGCGGCTCATCTCTCTTTCTTCGGTGTACATTTTGTTGTTTCTCCTTTCTGGTTGGTTTTTGTGTGAGCGGCCAGCGTAGCATGTTTCATGGGATGTGTCAATTTCTCGTCCCGCTTCTCGTCCCACAAAGTTCGTCCCACTATATAGGGGTCAAATATATTTTTTGTGTTTTTGAAACGCGATCCGTTGGCGAAAAGTGGGGAAACTGGGACGAGATTATTTTTAAATCTGTAAGTACTTGATATTCCTGGTGCAATGACCACTGACCTCGTCCCACTTGCTCGTCCCACTTCGTCCCACTTATGGCTGTTTCGTCCCACTTTTCTACCCGCCGCGTGCAGGGGCCTCTTAAAAAACTAACCTTTTTCTCAGTTTGGCCCTATACTTGTGGGACGAAAGTGGGACGGGGAAAAACCAATGGGAAGTAGGTTAGATCGTAAATCCGAAGAGATTGAAGAACTGCATGGGCGCCGGCTGACGAATCGTCAGAAGGAGTTTGCCAAGCATTTTGTCGATGGAATGCACTCCAATGCCGGCTGTGCCAAGCTTGCTGGGTACAGTAATAAAAACGGTATCGCCAAGACGCAGGCGCATAAGCTTTTAGATCCGACGCTGTTCCCGCACGTTGCCGACTACATCACTGAGCTTCGAGAAGATCGCGAGAAAAAATATGGCGTGACTCTTTTAGGCCAGCTCAAACGGTTTCGAGAGCTGAGCTTGAGCGCCGAGCAAGAGAATCAATTCTCAGCCGCCGTCAATGCTGAGAAAATTCGTTCGTCACTGGGTGGACTCACTATCGACCGTCGTGAGACCAATCACTACCACGCGATAGAGAACATGTCCCGAGACGACATCGAAAAACGTCTCGAGGAGCTGCGAACCGATCATCCGCACGCCTTTATTGATGGAAATTTTGAGGTAGTCAATGAGCCAGAAACCGGAAACGCTCCTGTGGAAAAGATTGAAGGAAAAGATCCCGTCGAATTGGTACACAGTCCGGATTGAAAACCGCTTCGGAGGTGGTGTTCCGGACGTTTATGCGTGTGCGGAAAGCGTCCCTTTCTGGATCGAACTGAAAACGACAAAAACAAACCGAGTTTTAGTCTCGTCGCATCAAATTGCCTGGCACTACGCCAATCATCGTGCCGGCGGGGTTAGTTTCTTCTTAGTTAGCCCCCTCTTCTCCTCGAACCTATATTTGTTTGACGGGGCAAATGGACAATTGCTCTTGGATCATGGTCTGGCGGCTAACGGGTCGGGGACCGTGGTCCCTTGTGCCTGGTCGGGGGACGATTATTCGGGGCTTTTTGACCATATGCTCGAGTCGGGTCGGGGTCGGGTCGGGGTTTCGGGGTCGGGGACCGTTCACCACTGACCGGGGTCGGGTCGGGTCGGGTCGGGTCGGGTCGGGTCGGGTCG